AGAGAGCGGATGCCCAGTTCCCGTGAGTCTTCTGGTCGTGATCGGCGTGCTTTTCGACTGGCTTGTCAATGGAATCGAAGAACCGGCGATAACTGGCCTGTACTTCTGGAACATCTTTCTCCCAAGCGGCTGGGTCGTTGTCAACCCACCAGTTGTAAAGCTCCACTATCGACTTAGGTGCCTTCGGGCCACGCAACGACTTTCCGACGAAACGCTCAAACTCGGTGCCTTCCAAAATGATTCCGTCTCCGTCACGGTCGATCTCATCCAGCCGGACAAGTCGCTGGTCAGAGTCACGGTCAGGGCGAGGAGACAAGCGTTTTGAGCCTTCCCATTTAGCCTTGCTCTTCAGAATGTCCACCCAATGTTTCTCCATGTCATCCCTGTCGATGTAACGCCGAGGGTCAATGGAAACTAAATCCTGAAAGCCCTCAAACTGCTCACCGTTGTCAAAGAACAGTCTGGTGTCGCTCCGATCAATGTTGACATTCACCAATTCCAATGAGTTGTAAACCTCATGGCCGAAGTTCAAGATGTCTTTGGCGCTGGATAGCGTGAACGGCGTATTTGATGCGGTCGTAATCGCCTCATCCCTGTAAGACTGAGCAACCCAGCCCACCAAATTTTCCACCCTCCTGTCGATCTCTGCCCTAATATCGCCAAGCGTGACGTTTGATCCCGGCTGACCAACACCGAGACTCTCGACAGCAGCCTCTTCCCAAGTTTCCTTGAACTCAGCCGTCAACTGCTTTTTCAAGTCTGGGGCTATATCAAAATTGAAAACTTGCCCTATCAAACTTTGGGGACCACCTACTTGCTCGATAACAAGGTCGGGGTCTTTCGGTTCGTAGCCAGTCTTGAGCCAGACGTATCCACCGTTCATGTCGCTGTAGTTCGAGACAGCATGAACTACTGCCTCGTCAAACCCTGCCAGCGCCTGCTGGTCCTCCCAGTGGCGAAGTAACGTACTGCCAAACCCTTGCTCCTGCAAAGATTCGGCCAGAGTGAACAGCCTGTTTTTGACCTTGCCATCTGCGCCAGACCAAGACAAGTTTCGCCAGATCGTGCTGCCGGTGTGAAATATTCGACCTGTTTGGTTATCCCGCAGGCTGATGTCACAATCTACTTGTAGCTGGCCGGATTTTTCGGTGACAGCGAGAACCTTGCAGGTGATTGTTCGCTTCCCATCAGGAGTTGTAATCGTGGCACCGAAGATTTGATCGACAGCCCTTGTCAAATTGCTTGGCGAAATTGAGCTGACTATTTGTTCAGCGATGGAGTTGTAAGGACGACCGGTTTTTGGGTTTACGCCACTGCCATCAAAAGTTTGACCAAGCTCTCTCTCAAAGAACTCTTGAGGAGAGTTGGTCGGCTTGATGTCAGCCGAGTCAATGAGGAAGCCCGCCTTGGTCGAGTAAGCAAAGGAACTTCTCGGAGCATTGCTCTGGTCCCACTCGGCGTACTCCTCGGCGGACAAGGCGACATAGCCCTCGGGAACTCCGACACCTCTTGCCCAGTTGCCGTGGCTCTTCTGGTCATGGTCGCCATGTTTTGCGACTAGCTCTTCATCAAGGTAGGCAGCATCCCAGTTGTCGGGAATCCAAGTCAGCAGTGAGATGATCCCCGTGCGGCTCTGCTCGGGGACCTTACGGTTGTACTCGAACTTCTTGTCGGCCTTGCCCACGAACTGCTCTTGGTCGGTGCCTTCATAAATCCAGCCATCGCCATCACGGTCGATGGGGTCTAGAAGATAGGCCGAGTCAAGCGCTATCTCTGCCACACGCTCGGGGGTGTGAATGTCAGCTACCGAGCCATCGCCCAGCACCACCGAAACGCTAGTCGTGCCGACTGTGCCCTCAATGACAATGATCTCTTGCTCACTGAAGCAGCCAGGGCCAGTCAGGGCAGTGGAGAAAACTTGCGAGTCGGGAATCATTGCCCGCTGCACAACCGCAAGCACACTTTTCGTCACTGGTTTACCTACATTTGGCGGCATATCCGCAAACTGGTTGGCCACCTGTGTGGATGTGGACCATGACGACAGTGGCTGCCTGCCAATCTCATCGGCAGAGACTCGCCACGACGATTCTTGCATCGCCTGTTCTGCTGGCTTGCCTTGAACTGCGATTGCTGACTCCACCACCTTCAACGGAAGCTGTGGCTTACGAGGGTTCAGCGAGATGCCCCTAGTTGCCCTAAAGGATGTTTCTGGGGACAGGGCAAGCAGCGCCTGTGTTTCTGCGTAGACGGCCTCGGCGTAAGCCTCAGCAAAGTTGCTACTGGGAAGGTCCACATGGTCCTGCCGCTCAGCAAAGCGATCCCATGACTCCACACTCCCAACTCTGTACGCCACAGCTTTTTGCAACTGGGCAGAGCCCTCGGAAGCTGACGATGTTGCCCACTGCCTCGTTTGGGCGTCGGCGGCCCGATAGAGCCTCGTGATGTCGGAACCAGAACCTGCTGCTGGGTCGTCATAGCCAAGAGCGACGAGGGCGGCCCCTCTAGCAGCAGGTGATGATGCATAGATACGCTCAGCGATCCGGCCATTCAGGGACTGCTTGATGATTCTTCTCGTCGTCTCGCCCGCGGGAGGGAGCAGGCCGTCGATGGTTTCATCGAGGGCCTCCTCGAAGGTGTACTTGGACTCATCAAACTGAGCGGCGACGATTACGGAACCAACCGCCCTCCTAGTATCTTCTGGCAGCAGCCCCATGATTGGGTCATCGAACCGCTCATATGGAAGCGGCTGCTCTTGCTGGTCAGCAAAAGTGCGTACTGACCCATCTAGCTTGGCGCTATCAGCTCCGCTAGTCGCCTTCTGAATATGTGCGCTAACCAGCGCCGACGCTGCGGCTAAGGCCGGTGCTGAATCGTAAACGCCGCTCTCCAAGTTTCTAACCGCCTGCACGAAACCCACCCCACCATCAGGGCTAGCAGCGACTGAATCTGCCCATGCGGTCATCTTGCCCCTAGGTGGCTCGGCCCTCAGCAAGTCGAGGCCAACAGTGTCGGCAAGATATTCCGACAGTTCAATTTGCTTACGCAAGTCGAAGTTCATGTCACGGAGCGCTCTTCGCCAGACCTCAATCTGGACGGCTGCCTCATCACCACGACTGAAATAAGTCTGATCTCGACCTAGGCCCGGCAGACCCGCCTCAGGCCCGATGCGCGACTCCATTTCGCCAAACTGCTTCTGAAGCTCACTAATTGCCTCTAGCTCTGCTTTGGCTTCGACCAGATTTTCGCCGTCAAGAACACTGAGTTTGCCAGAGAACGGATCGCCCGGCAGCAGGTCTATCTGCTCGGAGCGACGGCCCGATGCGTTTGCGCTCAGGATCTCAGCTTTCGTATGCGCCGCATAGAACTCGGTGAACCAGTCCGAAAACTCGGTCCGCCCTGTAGCCCAGTTGCCGTGGCTCTTCTGATCGTGGGAAGCGTGCTTGCCAACTTTTTGGCGCTCGTCACGGTCGGCTTGGATGTCGTTCTTACTAGGCAGTAGCGCCGAAACCTCATCAACAAGATCAAAAGGCACCGGCTTGATTACCGGGTTGACTTCTGTCCTGTTGTAGCCACCCTCGCCCGTATCGACGTAGTGCGATCCAGTCTTGATGTATTCGTCGGCCTTGTCGAAGTACATGATTTCTGGGTCGTACTTGAAGCGAACGATCCGAGCAGGCTCTTCCTTCGGCCAGTAGAAAGTCCCTGTCTTGTCCTTGGAAAACACAGTGCCTTCGTTGCCAAGGTTCATCCGCTGATCGGACCTGAAGTATCCACGCTCTATCGCTTGCTGGTACTCGGACTCGGCCATCACCCGATACACAAAGTCGCCGGGGCGCTCAGAGCCTTCGACCCGCACATTGGGGTTACTCATGTCGTTGCCACGACTACCGGGCACAGTCGTCGGTCGGTTATCTCCAGCGTAAGGCGAACCAAGATTCTTGGTGTCCCACGGAGTTATGTCGTAAAGCTGCCAGCGCCCGTCGGGCGTCTGCTCGCTTCTAGTGATGGTTTCGCCAATTTTTAGATACTTGGTTTTGACGCCACGTTCGGCAAGATACCGCTGCTCAAAGCGCTCTGGGAAAGCCTCCATGACATCCGATTGGCTACTTGGCTTCAGGATTGCGTCCCACGCATCTTCAACTTGCTCCCAAAGCGGTTTGCCCGACCGCCCCTTGGCCCAGTTGCCGTGAGTCTTCTGGTCGTGATTAGCGTGCTTCACAACGGTGGGGCGCATCGCCAACCACCGCTGCAAGCCGAGCGGGTCGGCCTTGCCGAACTGGTCGGGGAAAACTAGCCCCATCGAACAACGGCAGTTCGGGTGAGAATCCGTGGGGTAGTACACCTGATCGCCGTTGTTCAAGTTCCAAAAGCCATCAAGAGGAATGAGCAAGTCGTCCATCGGCCCGCAGATTTCGCAAAGCTTTTCGTCAGGAGTGACGATCCACTTCCGCAATGTGTTCGGCGGCAAGAAGCCATCGTCGGCCAACTGCTCCCAATACTCCTGCTGCCCGACCGAAGCAGCCCGAGCAACTTCTGTCCGAGAGATCATCTCGGCTCGATACCGAAGCAATCGCTCAGCATACGCAGCCGCCTGAGCTTGCGCCTGAGCGATTGACATCCCCGAGGCCAACAAGTTCGACTCAAGATTCTGAACCGCCAAAGCGTGCTGAGGTAGAAGGCCAACTTGTTGCCTGATGCGACGGCGAGCTTCATCACGGGTAATGACGCCCTCGATTTGATCTCTGATGATCTGGCGAAGGTTTTCTTGGATCGACTCGCTGACGTAACGAACGAGGTAGCTCGTGATGTTGCTGGCGGCCGTAAGGGCACGAGGAGAAACACCGTTGTAAGCAGGACCAATAGCATCAGCCGTCAACTGACCTGCCTGCTGCATTACCGACTGCTGAACAGGAGCAAAAGCTCCACTATCGACTTCGACTTGTGCAAGAGCGTCGTTGACAATCTCGGACATGCCCATGATTTCGCCGTCGTCAACTCGCTGGGTGAGACGGTAAACCGTGCTCACGCCGATCAAAGACGCCATCGCCGCCAAGAACGCCTTGACCATGCTCGGCTCTTCACGCTCCGTCATGGCCCAGATTTCTTCGGCAAGGTCTTCAGAAGAGAAGTCCTCGTATGGCGGCATGGCTACTCCTTGTCGGGCTTAGGAGCTTGAACTGCTTTCGCCTGAGGCGGCGGCTGCTTCTCGTTCATCTGAGCGGCAGGGACACTCTTTTTGCCAGCCGCTGCCACATCGCCCTTCGCTGACTCACGACGTTCGGGGAGGTGAGCCATGCCACGAAGATGGTTCTCAAGGTCATCATCGGGGAACAGTGGAGCGCCCGCACCAGCGAGTTGCTGGATAAACGTGCCGATCTCCGTAAGCGGAGGAGTCTCAATCTCCCCGTACTTGAGTTCCGGCAACGCCTTCGTCTTGATCCCGTTGACCTTGAACAGCCGAGGGATAGCGTGCTCGTTCATCACGTTCTCGATGATCTGGAGATACGTTCCGATCGACACAGAGAAAAGATTTGTCTTGTCGGAACTCAAAGCATACGAGCCATACGCTTGCTGGCCGAGCAGGATGAAGTCAGCCAGCACAGTTGTGGCGATGCGCTGGTCGTACCGTTGCAGAGTCGTGTTGATGTCGAAAGAACGAGAGCCGCCCGAAGAAAGCAACTCAAGCTTGTAAATCTGATGGCCTTGCTCGTCGTACATCGACGGCAGGATCAAACCTTCTTGCTGATCTCGTCGAATGTTGACGACCATCTCTTGATAGTCACGGAAAATTTGTTGCTTCGCCCCGGTTGCGTCTTCCCGCATAATGTCTGGATCGACGTACATTACGGGAAAACCAGCGAGGTCACGCTCAATTCCGATGGCTTCGATCTCTTCGACTCGCCGCTTGAAATACCACGGCCGGTAGGCGTTCCGCAGTACGGAACGACCCTCAGGGTTGTTCTTCTCCGAACTCGTGCGGAACAACAGCGCTTTTTCGATCGGGATGAACGTCAAGTCGTACTTTGGTGGAGCGGACTGAATAAGACCTCGGATACCGCCTTGCTCATCGAACTCCCACTTTTCCCGAGTGTCTTGCGCTCGGATTGAAATTTTTCGCCAGCCAATTTTTCCGTCGTCGTACTTCGACCTTTTCTTTGGGTTGCGGCTGTCTCCGTCTCTCTTCTTGTAAACGACTTCGTGGTAAGACCATCCGTACACCAGCATCGACATGACTTCGGAAACCACGTCGGGCCACGAAGCGCTCATGTCCATGAGGCAGGACTCAACAAAGGCTGCTGCTTCTTTGTCCGCTTTGTTTTTCGTGGCGGGCTGAACTCGCCACTTGACTTGGCGAACCAGCTTGTCGATGGCATAAAGAATCGCACCGATAACTGGGTCGTTGTCCCTCATCTCTCGAAAGATCGAGATTTGACGGTAGCCCTTGAGTTGCGGGAGGAACTCTTCTTGGATGTATCCGCTTGAGCGGCGGAGGCCGGTCAAGCCTGTTTCGGTGAATAGACCGTTATTGGAGTTTTGGGGAGGCACAGCCAATCCTTCAATCGGACGTTTCGGCCGAGGCTAACCTTGCTCGGTCACCAGAGCCAGAGCGGTTCTCGATCTGGATAGATTCCAAGCACTCGACCGAGCGCCCAACGCTCGTGCTCGGTCATGCCGCCCGCAACTCCCATCGGCAATTCGGCAACCGCCCACTTCCGGCAGTTCTCAAGAACCGGGCACCCCTCGCAAACTTCCAAGCAAGCCTTGACAGACTTCAAGCGTCGGCATCCCGGTTCGTAATCACACTTGCGAGTGCAAGCGTGCCTGAAGAACATTGCGGTTTCGCCCTTGCAAGCAGCGTACTCAACCCATTCGCTTGGAAGCGATTCGCCCAAAATGTGCGATGCATGTGGCATCAAAGACATCTTGGCTTCCTGCTGCTTCTGCGTGGAGAGCAGGCCATCGAAGTCCCACGAAGCTGGCGACCTCTTCTTTGGTGGCACGCCCATGCCCGACGACAGATTTTTTCCACGATGAGACATTTGCCAAGCCAACTTCGATCTTGTGCTGATGAAGGGCAGCCAAAATTGCACCGGCTGTCCAGCACTGAACCATAGTTGCCCTAACACCACCTCGACCGACAATAGGACTCTCAATATGAGCGGCGAATTCGGCTCCAATCCACCGGCTCACAATGGACTCAACAACTTCGCTCGCCGCTTCGTAGCCAGCAGCGCAAGCGACCGCTCCTGACTTGCCGAGCTTGGGGTAATCAAAGATCGCATAATCTTCGCCGCACAAGGCAACGAATGAAGCTCTTGATGCGGCGGGGTCGATGCCGAGCGAAACGAACTCATCCGTATTGGAGGTCATGCGACATCTTCGCCGCAGTAAGCCGCCGAGAGCCAAGGTCAATCGCTGCTCGGGCAAGTTCAACAAAGTTGCGAAGTTCACCCGTTCGGAACTTGTAGTGCTCGCTGTGCTTCGCAACGTGCCCGTTTGCTTCGCCTCGCTGGATCAGCATGGTGATCTCAACTCCTCGGGAGTAAACGGCGTTGGCATACTCCATCAGAGTTAGCGGACCGTTGGAGATCGGCGGGTCAACTCGCCCGAGTAGAACTTCTAAGTAGCCATCAATTTCGCCACGAAGGTCGTCAACCGTTGCTATTCCGGGCGGCAAGCTGAACTCTCTGAGCGACTTCTTCGGAAGCGGAGAAGCCAAGGCAGACTCCTGAGAATGGGCAGCGGTCGAAGGTTGAACCCGTTTGATTTTTGCAGTCTTCATACGGCTGTGGAAGCTCCTCTCCATCAAGGGCTTGGTTGAGCATCACGAGAATGGACTCGATCTCGTCAACCGTTTCGGCGTCTTTTTTGATCTCAAACTCAGCCCAGCTTTGAGACGACTTGTCTTCGTACACGATGTAAGCGGTGTCGTACCCCGACGCAAGCAGATACGCCTGAATCTGCTTCTTGTGCGGAGCCATCACGCCGTTACGTTGGACCGAAGCGAACTGTGAGGTGCCTTTCAACTCAAAGACCCAACCTTCATTTTCGTTCACGCCGTCCATTGAACCACCCAAGCGATAGTGAGGCATCGTGGTCTTGACTTCGATGTCGGTCAGCACACCCGCATTCAGCAACATGATTTGCCAGCGAAGGTGACGGAAGTGGCCGTCGTTGAAAAGATTCTGAAGGGTCGGGTTGTAATTCTGGGCAGCCGGTTTCAAGCCGTGAAACTCAAAGATTTGCTTTCGAGGGCACTGATACAACTGCGATGGGTGGAAGTGGCCGGAACGATCGCTCGTCGGTGGAGCAAGGATCGACACAACTTTTGAGATGATCTCAGGGTCATCGGTGTGAATTCCGTCGTTGTTGTTCAACCACCCCATCAGCTTCGGAGTGATCTTCCCCGAGTTCTGCTTGAGAATTTTGATGTGCTTCTTTAGGTCGTTCAACTGATTTCCTTCGTGACAGTCATCGTAGCTGTGATGCCGTGGTGCTTGAACACAACAACGAACTCCGGTGCCTTCAGCTCTCGGGCTGCCCTCGTCCAAAGCTCGTTCAACTCTTCAGCTTTCAGGGTGTAAGTCTTGTTCGCATCTTTGATTTCGTACAGCGTCTCTCGATCACTGGCATCGTGCTTGATTCGCAAAGCACCCGAGTTGGGATGAAGGCGAGCACCCAAATCTTTTGCGACCTTCTTCTCAGTTACTCGTCCGTCTTGCTGGCGAGTTCTTGGCCGCCAACGAGCGCCAAGAGTTCCGCCCTCGCTTTCGCCAACTTTTCCGGGTTCGCCCTCAGCCAGCCAAGGAACTTCTCCGTTCCCACGATCTTGTTGCTTTCGCCCTCTAGCCACCACGATCTCCCTTCATGTCGAACAATGCCATGCTCAACTCCTGCCCCCATGATGTAAGAAGCTTCGTCAACTGCGCCCGTCTCAAGGTCGAACGTGAATAGCACATCTCGGCTCGGGGCCGACAACTTCGACTTCTCCAACGTCGCCCGAATCTTGTGGCCCGTGACCTGATTGACTTGCGCCTTTCGGCCATCAGGCCCAGTGACATCAACCTTCTCTTTCTCCTTGCCTGCCTTGCGAAGAGCAACTCGGTAGCTCGCATAGAACGGCAACGCTTTACCACCCGGCACGGTTTCAGGATCACCAAAAACAACTCCAACTGCCAGCCGAGTCTGATTGATGAAGAGGATCGCCGTTTTGTCATTCGCTGCCGTCAGCTTACGCATACCTAGTGACATCAAAGCCGCCAGCCGAGCGGGCTGAACTGATTCCTTTGACATCCGCTTGTTCCCCTCCGCTTGAGGAAGGGTGGCAGCCACCGAATCCCACACGATCAGGTCAACTCCGTTTCGGATCAATACTTCGGAAACATCGATGGCCTCTTCGCCAGTCTCCGGCGACTGATAGATCAGGTCCGCCGTGTTCACACCGATGGACTCAGCCCATGCCGGATCATACGCGTGCTCGGTATCAACGATGGCGCAAACACCGCCAGCCGCTTGCGTCTGAGCGATGCACGATAAGGCGATGTAGGACTTCAACGTCGAGTAAGCGCCGAACAGCTCGGTGAACCGCCCCGTCGGGATGCCACCGTCGAGCAGAACGTCGATCGGTAGAACT